ATTTAACAAGTCCTCTAAGTTGTCTGTAGTACCGCGTTCCGAGTGAGCTGTAATAAACGCGATGTACTGCTCTAAGGTTAGCGAACGATAATCGCTAGGTGACATACGAAACGCTATACAAAATACAGCCATACGTTGCGCCTGTTCCTTGCGGATTACTCTTTTGGGTCGTCATCCTCACCTGTTCCTAAAGCGCTTAGGCCCTGGTCGAGTGTGAGTTTCGCCGTTTCCTCGAAAGTGTAGTTCTGGTTACTGCGCTTAGTCATTACGTAAACTAGTGCTCGCATTAGACGGCCTCGAGGAGTTTTTACTTCCACGATTTCATCCAGTGTGCGGCCTGTTAGTTCCTCGATAGTTTCGATTTCGCCTAGTGTTAGGTCGCTGTAATCTACGTTCATTGTCTTACCTTTTTCTGGCTTTCGCCGTTTCCTCTGTTATCAACTTGTTTATATTGCGCCGGTATGCCTCTAAAACTTCACCCTTTTTTAGTCCGAGTGCACGTTCTAAGAATGGATTAGGTTTTATGTTCCTGGCAATAGAGCCGCTTTTGGTTGCTTTGGCTCTAGCAGTATTGTAATCCCTGAACCAACCCCAGTGAATAGGGTTAGCGTAAAGGATTGTTGCGTTACCAGCTTTTATAGCTGCGCCTTTAGTTGTCCTGGCTACGGCTATAGAGTTTTTTAGCGCACCGGACCGAACCGGTACCAAAGTCTTAGCCTCGTTGGCTACGATTCTGGCCGATTCGATACCGGCGGCCGAAAGTGCTCGCGCAGGCGTACCGATAGCCCGGAGAGCTTTTAGAGTTTCATCCAGGCCAACGATAGTTACCTTGTTACCGCGAGGCAACTTTACGCGGTGGTCTTGCGGGTTAGTCCAAAGAAAACCGGTGGAGTAGCGCTTGGAGTGTGTACCGAGGCGTCTACGCTTAGAGTTACTTCAAACTTAGTCACGTCTCCTGCTTGTAGGGAGATAGGTGGTAGGTCGTCAAAGATTACCGTACCGGTCCAGTGAGGCTGTGAGGCCGAGGCTACTGCGTTACCGCTGGGAGCAAGGACGAATGCGACTTGAGTATTGTAGTTAGTCCATAGCAACTGGTATAGCGAGCTTGAGGTCTGCGAGTAGAGTCCTGCTAGTTTGAGTTTCCACATACCGCCAGTACGTACTTCGTCAAAAGTGCGAATGTCTCCAGACATATCCTCGAGGCTTAGTTCGATGTTTTCGCAGTCTGGCGAGTAGTCGGTAGATGAAATATTAAACTTGATGTTTTGCGCTTTTAGGCGGCTTGAGGTTGCCATTTCTGGTCTCCTTATAGGGTTATGAGTATGTTCACCGACACGTTGGCGGCTAGATAATCGGCGTTGTTGGCGTTGAGTGTATAGGGTGACCCGGCGTTAGTAAACTGCGCATAGCCTAGAGGCTCTAGAGCGTTTAGCAAGTCGCTAACTAACTCGTCGAGTCCCTCGGTTGCTTGTTCATTGTCGGCCGTCATAGCCACGCATATACATTCGAGGTTTAGCTGGTATTCGCCGCCCAGAGTCGATGACTGTAGGTATGGCGAGCCGGCGGTAATGATAACGATAGGTGGGGTTATGCGTCCAGGTACATAATCCAGGACGTCTAAACCTGCATTCTGTAGAGCTAGAGCTAACTCGGCTTTACTTAGCGTAATCTCGTTAGTCATTACACGCCGACTTGAACATAGGGTAGTAACAAGTTGTAGGCGGGTGCCATTGGGTCTTTACCGACCCGGATAGCGCCGCCGCCCATATCGGCAAACTGCGAAATACCGTTAGGTGCGTTACGACGGTGGTAGAGCTCCGACGAAACCATTAGTACGGCTTGGTCTTGAATCTCCGACGGCACCGTTGTAACGGCTCCTAAGTATTTAGTAACGAGAGCCTGACCGGCTGTTAGACAAGATTGCGGAAAGTCCGTAGAGTCTTTTGTCCCTACGTATTCTTTGAACTCGGCTAACAACACGGCCACGGGCTAATCTCTTTCGTTACTAAGCGGTAAAGTCGAGCTTTACGATAGCGGACTCGAACGGCACGGTGATAGCTGCGTAGCCATATACCGCGTAGTCGTTCGAGAGCGTCGCGAGACCTGACATATCGTCTACGATTCTCGTAGGTGCACCAGCGGACTCGTAGACGCGTAGAGCGTTTGAGTTAGCCATATAACCGATAGTGTCGCCGAGAGTGGTATCCACGATTACTGGCAAGTTCCAGATAGTTGCCTGGAGTGGGGCTGGGCTTGAACCGATTGACTCTCCGGTAGCTGCTCCGCCGTCTACACGAACGATTGGGCGTCCCTGGGTGTCTGCTAGGGTGACGAGGTACTTGTAGAGCGCTGGCCCCGCAAGAATAAACTCGGCGTTTAGGCCAGAGTTGGTCTTGATGTACTTGGCACCGTCGATGATACCCTCGAGAACGGACTGAGCGGTTCCGCCGTCCATATCCATAACCTTGCCGGTAAAGCTAAGCGCTGCGATTGCCGAGACAACTGCTGCGTTAGTGGTGTTACCGTAGGCGATAGCCATAGCTTCGAATGCCGTATCCAAATATGGGGTAGAACTTCTGTCGACCAGTTGCTTTGACAAAGTGCTTTTGCCTGCGTAGGTTTTTACTGCTGCCGAGGTGTTGGCAATAGTAATCTGGCCGTCTGAAATAGAGGTGTTTTCAGTTGCCTGGTTGCCTACGGCGATAGTGTTAGCCGAAACCTTAGCGTAGTCGACGGTTAGGCCAGAGGCTGGGAGAGTTCCCTGCGACCAGACGTTCCACGACGGGCGGTTGTTGTTGATTAGGTTGTTAATGAAACCAACCCAACCCGGTAGGGAGTAGGTGTTGCTCGAGGTTGCTGCTCGGCAAAGTTCTACTGCGTTGGAGTCTCCAGTCGCCAGTGCCTTAGCATATTCGCCGATTGAACGGAACGACATACCTGGAACGGTTGGAGTCTGTGGGGCAACGTTCACGGCGATTTCACGGCGCAACTCTACGAGCTCGTCCTGAATCGCACGGACGTCGAGTTCGGTGTTTTCAGACACGTCTAACTCGCTTTCCTGTTTGATAGGTTCGTCCTCGAGAGCCTCGGCGGGTGCGTCGGTCTGTTCCTCTCGGACTTGGGTTATAGCCGCGCCAGAATAGGCGGGCCAGTTTACGACCGAGAGTTCACGGAGTTCTACTAACGTTCTAGTTACTAAGTCTCCCTCTCTAGTCTGTTCGACCGGCATAAAGCCAACCGAAAACTTGTTTAGAACACCGTCGCGCATTAGTGCGAGAGTTTCCTCGGCGCGTTGTACACCGGTAGTTAGTTTTGCGACGATTTCGTAGCCCGCTGGGGTATCGCGTCCCTCTAGGACTTTACCAATAGGTAACTGGTCGTGCTGGTGGCCGTAAAATACTTTTACGTCCTCGACTGAGCGAATAGCGCCCGCTACAAACTGTTCGCGGTATTGTCCGCCGATGTCTGTAGGTTCGTTGTATGGAACTGCGATTCCTCGGATAGTGCCGGGTTCCTCGCCCAAACTAAACTCGACCTCGCGTGTTTCAAGGTTGTTCATTTATAGATTTTCCTTTGCTCTCACCTCGTCCGGGGTCAGCCAGGCTTGGTTAGCGGTTGCGATTGCATATGCCTCGTAGCGTCCCTTTTGGTCTGCTTTGAATAGTCCCTCGTAGTTGAATCCGACTCGAGTTCCTCGAGGTAGGCATTTACTTAATGCGTCCTCGATAGCGTCGGTATAGGCCATTAGGGTATGTCTAAAAAATACTTGGTTTTCGTCTGAGAGATTACTGTAAGTGTCGCTAGTTCCGTCTACACCGGTTAGCAATAGTCGAGCTGGAACACCGAATAGGCGAGCGATGTTTTGCGTAATCTGCGACTGGTATTCCGTTAGTAGCGCGTCCTTTGGGGTTAGTTGTGTTGGCTGGTAATCGAAACCCTCAGACAATACCGCTACTTGACGAGTGGCTTGTTTGTTATTCCAGTTTGTTGTTATTTCGTCTGCTTGCTCTTTGTTGAGCATTTTATTAGTTTTTAGAACACCTGTTGGGACGCCTGAGTTCTGAAACCAGCCAGTAGCATAGTCGCGTAAGTCTAAAGCTGCGCTTATGTCTGGTTGTGCGGCTTGTACTGGGCCGATACCTTTTAGATTGCCAGCCAGGGTAAATAAACGTAGCTGCTCGATGTCGGTAACTTGGTAAGTTTTACCTAAATAGTCGTAAACCTTGTTACCAGTATTACCGTTAGGTCCGTCTAAACGTACTCCTACGCTTGAGGCTGGAATAAGGGTTAGGTTTACTACTTGCCCACGATTGTCGTAGGTTTTGAACCAGAAAGCATTACCCTCTAGAGCCAGGCTTGTAACGGTAGCGAAAATAAAGTCTTTTTTTGACTCTTGCAAACTAGGGTTACTGACAAGGAGAGGGTTATCTATTTTTACCTCGACACCTCCGGCGTAACGGTAAGTTTCCAAAGGTAGAGCTTTAGCGATAGGCGTAGCAATAATCTGGACGCAACGATAAACGCTTGTAAGCGATAGAGCGCTGTAAGTCGATACCGTCGAGCTTGAACGGGTAGGGATAACGACCTCGCGCGTTTGGATTTTCTCGCGCCCGATTAGCCGTTCCCAAAAGGTAGCCATAGAACAAGAATAGCGGGGTTTATCTTTACCTGCTACCCGTAACGGCGTGTCGAAATACTTTTAGTGGACTCCGATACCGTTGCTTTCGGCAGTCGCGGCTACATAGAGGGCGAATACGGTAGCAAGTAGCGCGTCGATGTCTCCGAGTGATTCCTTACGACTAATCTGCCAGGACTCTCCGTAATAGCGAGTAAGTCCTCGAGAGTTGTGTAGCACTAGTAGCGGGTCGTTAGCGTGTGTGACTCTACCGTTAGCAAACATCGAGTAAACGGTTCCGCAGGCCGTGTTTATTTCTTTGGACCATAGCGACCAGACTGGTAGCCCGGCCGCTTTTAGCCGTCGGCTAAGAGAGTGTAGAAACCTGTCGTCAAGAGCGATTCCGATTACTCGATAGTTTTGGCAGATACGAATAACAAGTTCGGCTATTTCGTATTCTGTGGGTTGAACGATAGAGGCTAGTAGTTCGGTTTCG